TATCGTGTAAAAGGTTAGCGACATGAGCGAAGCTAAGGTGCAAATGTTTAATGACAGTGAGCGAAGCGAAGTCATTCCATTTGCGCAAGGTGAAATGAGCAGGTTTAGCTGCTGCTGAGGGACTTACTACCTGAACCAGTTTAACCGCTGCCAAGGGACTCGCCACCAGAACCTGTTTAACCGCAGCTGAGGGACTCACTCCTCAAGCGTCGGATGGCGCTTCGCTTATCTCAACCTACGTGGTGCGACTGCGAACGCTGTGAGTACGCTCCTTTACGCAAGGTGAAATATCGTGTAAAAGGTTAGCGACATGAGCGAAGCTAAGGTGCAAATGTTTAATGACAGTGAGCGAAGCGAAGTCATTCCATTTGCGCAAGGTGAAATGAGCAGGTTTAGCTGCTGCTGAGGGACTTACCACCAGACCCAGTTTAACCGCTACTAAGGGACTCGCCACCTGAACCAGTTTAACTCTGTTGAGGGACTCACGCCTCAAACGTCGGATGGCGCTTCGCTTATCACGACCTACGTGGTGAAAGGGTTAAAACAGTGTGGTAGCTTGGAAAAGCGCAACAACCGTGAAAGTTGATTACTTTACAGTCATGAAGGGGTCTGCGTTCTATAAACTGGCTTACTTCACCTTGCGCTAATTCGTCTCTTTATCGAAGTGCATAACCTCAGCATCCCAAGAGACGATTTAGCACCAAATACAAAAAAGCCCGACTCTTTCGAATCGGGCTTTTTCTTAATTATGATCCAATGTACGAAAACTCTATAGTGAATTGTGCGAAAACTGCGGGAATATGTGGGAGAGTTCGGGATTGAGTGAGAGAATATTTCAAAACGGTTTTCAATATTTCAAAATGAGCGGCGCTTTAAAATTTGCGCCGCTTTTATTTGGTTAGTTCACTGACGTAGCTTTTTCGGCTGTGCCATTTCGATATTCTGATTGCGTCACTTTTGCTTGAACAATTAATAGCTCAAGTGCAACGTCAACATCTTCAAATGACTTACAACCCGAATGATGCAAATAGCCAGCAATACAATGTAGCGCTTTACGATCTTGTTCTTCATTATACATGTTCTTACTCCTCACTCATGAGATCCCAAACTAGCTTCCATATCGGTGTGCTGTCAGGTTTGTCTGGTGCTATAGATGGGCCGCCGTTGCGACCAAATGTGATTGTTTGCACTGGCTCGTTCAATTGCTCTTCTATATATACCCTTTTGCCAAACTCGAAACCGAGCAATAACGTGGTAAATAGAGCCAGCAATAATAGCCATGTGTTTACTGTTGTTTCGTGATCTGGTTTCAGCATAATGATGGCCCCTTATTCTTTGGCCCTCGACCTTTACTAGCATCAAATAGATCGCCTTGCGCTTCATCCATCTTCAGTTTTCTCATCATTTTCACAATTCGATAGATAGACTGCTCTGCATAACCGTATTTCTTGGCTAGCTCTAGATAGTTATTACCTGTGAACTCTGACCAAATAGAGTTTTTACTGATAATGGCTTCCAATGTTCGGCCCTGACATATATATATTTGCTCACCACCGAATGTATGTCGGACTCTATCAACAACCTTACGGCCCAATTTAGTTGCTTCTTCTTCGTCCAGCACATCAGATACCTCCGTGATCACTAGCTCAAATATTGTGAATAGAACACTGTCGCCACGTTCGCCACGTTCTTTGTTGTCAACCATTGCCTGCTTCCTCATACTTACCCAGCATTTGGCCTGTGAAATTGAGAGCCGCTTCTAATTGCTCAACGTTACAACGTTCAAAGCTCCCGATATAATCAAAAACAAAACGCTCTGCGCTGAATAGTTCTTCATTATATAGGGGCAGCTTTTTTAAATCGGGGGCTAGCTCGTTCATATCTGTTGCCATCAAACGCACATACCAGCTTTTTAACTGCTCAATCAGTGCATGAACCATTGATGCACGCAGCCATTCCAACCGCTCAATCGCCACGTTTTTATTCATGCGTTTAGCCTGGGCTTTGCTCCAATTAAGTAGCGCTGCTTCCGAACCGTCACGCAAATAGCCTCGATGGCTCATAGCGATCCACACCTGTCGCAGTTTATCCAGCGGGGTTTTGTCTTCGGGGGCTATATCCCTTGTGATCGGCGAGTTTTTACCACCTCGTTTTTTAGTCACCACTTTAAAACCTCTGTCTTTCATGTGAGACAGCACTTTGTTTAGTTCCCTTACATTCATATCTTTGCAGCTATCTTTTTTAGTCAGTTTGACTAAAACTTGACGATACAAATCTTCGTCCCAGCCTAAACTCGTTTTGCCTACATGTATTAATTGAATCAGTTTTGATTTTGATGAATACATAAGTGCCACCTTTATAGTGATTTACTAACCAGCGGGATCTGAATCCACGCGCCCAGCTCGTTACGCTCATAAAAACGAACATACGTTTTAGTTGAGCCAAAAATAAACGCGTCATCTATCGCTTGCATACCTGCGGCCCAGTCGTCCGACTTATGGCTATAACGGTATTTACTGCGCAACTCCATAATCTTGCTTTTGCTGTACTGGCCCTCTTTGTCAGTCTCAAACGCGTTCATTACTATGTCTTTTATTAGCTGTGCTTCATCGTCTAGTTTTTCCAACAACCCATTTACCACACCTAAAAACAGCTCTTTTGCTATTAAAATCTCAGGGCCAAAACTTATGTCGTCAGCAACACCAACCTTTACACGGCTTTTGCCATCAAACGAGGTTAGAGTAATGTTGCCCTTGGCTCCGCCAATCTCAACGTTGTAGCTATGGGCCATATCCGCAATAAAATCGTTTACTTGCGAATACACGCCGCGTTTAAAATGTTCATGCTCTGCATTTAGCTGCTTTGCACGCTGCACCAGCTCTAACACCAGCGTATTTTGCGCTTTGTCGTTGTCGCTCACTTTGCTAGCTGGGACTTTGTAACCACTTCTGTTTGTATAAAATTCTTGTTCCATCACTTCACCTACTGCATTGAAAGTTTTTGTTGAGATTGACCATTAACTGGCCGATTGATTGAATGCTTTTTGCCTGCGCAAAACCCGTCACTTACTGCATTGCCTACGTTGGCTTTTTTACCCCTTTGCATGGCTTTACAGTCAGTTAAATCGGGGTAATGCTTTGCTTTATAGACTGCAACCAGCGCCGACTCGCTTTCGCTCAGTGCAAAATCGTTAACTTGCTGGCTTACGCCATAAATCCAGCCCAGCGCAAATTGGTCGCCTCTTGCCACTTTAGTAGCGCGTTTACACTGCTTAGGCTGCTGCTTTACATAGTTGCTGCGCTCGGTTTTTAATTTTGCAAACAACACCTCCCAGCAATAGCCCGCCAGTTCTGGCTGTGGTACCACACCAATAAAACGAACGTCACTACCCGTAAAACCGCGCGATATAACCACTTCAACGCCAAACGCCCGAATTATTAAATTGAGCAATTTGGCCTGATAATTCACAACCCGATTAACGCCAAATGCAAAGCGGCGTTCTTCAATGTTGCTCATGTTTACATCTTCAGCACTTATGCGGTGTTTATTCATCAATGCTTGTGCTTGGCGCATAGCTGCGGCGGCTTCGTTCTCGTTCGTTGCAGACTTAGCCAGCGCCAAACACTTTTTGATCTTGTCTAAAATACGCTTATCCACGGGGCACCACCTGCTGAACTTTATAAAACTTAACTGAGTTGCATTTGGGGCACGCGGGGCTGAGTTGAGCACCCACATAAACCATTGCTTTGTCGCTTTCATTACCTACCCAGCCGCAGTGACTATTTGCACAGGTGTAGCCAGGTTCGGGGGTTGTGATCGTAAACTCCCGGTGCTTTTTGCCGAATACGTGATCCCAGCTTGTAACATCTACCGCGTTATTGCGCGTCAGCATGTCTTGCATTTTGCTGTCGTCGGCCAGTAGCTTGTCGGCCTCGGCTTTTGGTAGCGTGACTTGCTTTGTGATCTTGACGTTCGCAACGCCTGTGAGTGTGATTTCTACGTGTGCGCTCATGGTTAAACCCTCTGTACAAATTTTTCGTCGATATGTTGAGTGCCTATCGTTGCAGCTACGTTGAGGGTATGCGCCAACCATACATTTATAGCCAGTGGGTACGTTTGGTCTAAGTTCTCATCATCAAAACCAACGCCTTTACCAACCTTGCCATAGCACTTGCCACGTATTGCGCTCAATGCCTCTTCTGTAAAAATTTTCATCGGGTCTACACCAATGCGTATAAACTTATGCTTCATATATGCAATAGCATCGATGTTCAGTGGCCTCATGCGTATATCATGTATTCGCATACTAAATTCACGCATTTTGTGTGCTTGTATCTTTGTTCTCAGCTCTGGTTGACCAAACAACACAATACCAATCACACGCTTAAAACCAGACGTTAACTCCCACAAACATTTAAGTTCACGGATCAAATCAGTCGATAAATCCTGCCCTTGGTCGATGAGCAATAGATGCCTGTGACCGCTACGGCTGCGCTCTATAAGCGTACTTTCAATTTCATCATCTCTATATTCACTGCTATTGGGGATTTTTATACCTAGCTCACGGCATAGCGCTCTAGACACATCATCCGACGTTAGCTTTTTCTTGTTCATGCGCTTAGGGGAGATGATCGTAATTTCAGAAAACTCCTCTCTGACTTTGTGCTCAAACAAACGGCGGATCATCGACTTACCACTGCCAACTTCACCCGTAACAGTCACCATTGAATTGGCTCTCGCTGCTGACAAAAGCTCTTCAATAACTTGCAAATGTGAATCAACCAAAAAGAAGTCGTCTTCGCTTTCAAACTCGTCATTAAACGGGTCTCGTCTAATTTTAAAAAACTCTTTAGTTGCTGGTTTTAGCTGGGCTTGCTTCATCTCTTCTTCCTCCGATTTTGGTTTGCTTGGTTGCTTTGGCTCATCCCAACCAAACAAACCAGATAGCTGATCGTCAGTTGCGCCGTGCGCCCGTAAATACTCTGTAATATGTTGTTCAATCTCGGCCCGCTTACAGTGTTTGGGCCACTCGTTTTGTGTTTTTAAACGGCTCAGGCTGGTAGTGCTAAATTTGATTTTTTTGGCCGCCAGTGCGCGTACTACCTGCGCTTGTTTTATGCTCAGTACATCAAATACAACGCTGAGCTTTGTTTGTTTTGTCACGGATTATCTCGCTAACTTATACACTGGGGTTTCCGCTATCCCGTTGTGCAACTGCTCCAATACGTTATTTAATTCCGTTTCAACAACTACGAGGCTTTGCAGCCATTCAACTTCTGTTGGTCTTAATGCGCGGCCCAATCGCTCGGCCACAATTATGCGCAGGTCGATTTCGTCTAAAACCTTGCCTTTGCGTTTAGGTGCTTGTGCAATTTGTTTAGCCACTGGGCTGTCTGCTTCAATCGCTTCGCCTCTAGGTGTGATCCGCGTTTCGTGCTCAACGTCTTTAAGGTGCGAGTGCGCAACCAACTTGCCGTTAAATGGCACTTTTTTGGCCTTTTTGGCTTTCTCGATCTCTTCGTCGCTCATATTCGGATATGCCAACCTGTCGGCTGATTTAATGGCTGTTTGAGTTGGTGTATCAGCATGGCTTGCATAGTTTTCACCAAACACAGGGGCATCAACACGAAACCCAGCGGCGTCAAACTCAACAGGTGCAACTTGGTGGTAAACAACATCACCCATGGGGCTTTTTACTCCAACGAGCAAATCGGGCGAGTCCCCTACAATGATGGGGCTAACACTTACTTTCATGCCTACGCAAATATGCTCTAACGTGCTTAGCTCATACTTTAACGAGCACTTAGTAATTGGGTGCAAATACGGGATCGTCAAATCACCCGTAACAACGCGTGTTTCACCTTCTTTAGTGAGTAAAAGCCTACAAATTTTGTCGTCGGGAAGTTTGCGCAAACGGTGGCGGTACTCAGGCTTATAAATCATCAACCATGCTTCTTGCCTTGCCATTTTATGGCGAGAGTGTTTGCAATTTTGGCCCTTAATTTTGTCGGCGTTATAGGCTTCTTGCCACGCCCACACAGCCTCGTTTATTTCGTCAACACTATTAACAGGCTCAATTAACAAACGCGATTCAAACTGAGTTTCTACAATGTCGTTTGCTTTTTCTACCGAACCCTTGGCACGCGCATTTTTTGCCTTATGCTCTTCGTACTTCACATTTAAACTATTGAGAAGCTTCTTGATAGCTTTGGCTTTGTTAGCGCTGCCTTTGTCCCAATACAAATAATCGCATGGCCCAGAAAACACAGAACCTTCTTGACCACGCCAGCACCACATTAAAAACTCAAATAGGTTTGCAGTTGTTTCACCAGCGGCTTGATAGTAATAAACCCTAATCATGCCGCTCCAATGGTCGGTCATAACATAGCGCCACAACTTAAAGTGCTTTATTTTCTCCAAGTTTTCAGGTTTGTTGGCGTAAAACTCATCTTGATCCGCATAGTGCTGCATCACGCCTTTTCTGCGCCCTGGTGGGTAGTACAACAAACAATAACTAGGGTCGACTTGGTGTACATGGTTAGGCCCCAAACTTCTGAGCTGTTTATGCGGCTCAACGGCATCTAATTTAGTAATATTGGCGTTGTAAGTAGCTAGTACACGACTGATCTGACTCGGGCTTAACGTGTCATAGCCATTTGCAGCAAGTATGCTGGTAGCCACAGGCACGTTCATGGTTCTTTTACCATTTGCGCGCTTAGACAGGCTCAGCAATGAAACCATAATGTTTACTGCATCTTCATCCATGCTGGTACTACCCGCATCACTGCGTTTAGCCTTACCACTCTGCCAACCTAGGCTTTTAAATCTGCGATACAACGCGTCTTTACTCAGCCCAAGCGTTCTACATGCTTCTTCACGTATTGTGCCTTTTTCACCATGCCCGGCGTTGTCTAGCTGTTCGGCCCAGTATTCTAGAGAGAGTGCGTTCATTCGATCACCTCCGTCCCTTCAAAGCCCATTTCGGCCAGCCACTCCCCACTTGGGCGCGCGTCATCCAGATCACCATAAGTGCGGTGTATCTCGTTCCACACACCAGCCAGTTGAGTTAGTAAAATTTTGCTGTCAGCGTAAAACGCAGATTTAGCCGCATCATAAGTTTTATCGTCAATTTGCACGGTCTCTAACTGCTCACTGAGTACCAGCAATTGATTGAATCCCTCGCGGATTTGGTTTTGTGTTTTAGCCAATGCTTCAAAAAACGACTTGGCTTCACCTTTCCATTTATCAGCACTAAACTTTTTGCTTTCTAAGTCAGCGGTGAGCTGAACAATTTTGTCTTCTTTCTCCGATGCAGTATTACGCGAGGCTTTGAGCATTCGCTCTGTTGCGTCCAGCTCTGTCGCCAGTTTGTCTTTCTCTTTTTTGTGCTTAGCTTTTAACTCGTCGATCAGCTCTTTTACTGCGTCTTTGTCGCCCGTTTCCACAGCTTCAGACTCAATAACGAGTGCTTGCTCATCTTCGGGTAATTGGCGTAAAGCGCGTAAATCTCGATAGCCCAGCTTCATTTTTTGAGCAGCTTCAAAAAACTCTTCGCCAAATTGCTGTAAGTTACGAAGCCTGTTATCAAGGTTTTGGCAATCCGTTTGCAAAATATGCTTACAACATTGCTCCCAAGTCGTAACAGTTACGACTTTTCCATTATCATCTTGAAGCGTTAAACCCTTGTAGCTCTTGGTTTCCTTAATTTGCTGGGCAAGCTTTAATTCCGTAACGGTTACGAGTTTTCCCATAAAGTTGAATGCTTGAATTTGACCTAGCTGCAATAACGTATTTTGCTTAGACGCTAATTCCTCTTGCTGTTGAACTTTTAAATCGATCAGGTCTGTTACACTTAAATCACTCATGATCTCACCTCAATAGCCCGTAGTTATTGCGTTCAATCTGCAAATCGCTAATTGCAGTGCTGAATGAGTGGGCAACGGTGTTGCTGACTTGCACAGGCTTTTTATGGAGTCGCCAGCGGTTTTGGCTTGTAGTCAAACGTTCGGCCCAACCCGCGTGCTCTAAATTGGCTAAAACGCGGTGCATATCAGAGGGGGTGCAATTAAGCTCAACGACCATTTTGCCCGCCTCAACGCCTTTTACTTCATGCCCACATAGCAGCTCTATGGTGGCGAGTGTGCGTTGTATTTGTGGTGATAAATATCTGTCATTGCTCATTGGCCGCACTCCACTGTTATGGGGCTAAACCAATGACGCAGCTTGGCATGTAGCTCAACCCAGCCTGCACGTGTTGCGGGTGCTGTTAAATTCAGAGAGTTACTTTCCATTATATCGCTGTCCCAATTACCGCTTTTATCAAAGCCTGCGCTATCAGGACATACCCAAACCGACAGCTTGTTACCTTCAACATAGACATGCGCCCATCTGTGTGTTGATATGTTCATACCGCCTCCCTAGCTTCTGGCGCTATTAGGCCCACTAAACACACAGCACATACACAGTCAAAATCGTATTGTTCGGTTGTAACATGCCGCCAACCTATACGGTGGGCTGCATACAACCACTCGCTACATGTGGCATTAGAACTCAGCGGCTTAGCAATATACTTGCAGCACTCGCACTGCAACTGCGGTACTTGCTCTACCAGTTTCACTTTGTTTAAATCAACAGGTTGAATTACTACGCTCATACCACACCCCCAAATGATTTGGCCGCTAATTCTGATAGCTCGCTCGCACTCATTAGTCGCTTAGCTGCATACGCAGGGCAAACCGTTTGCCATTCGTTTGTTTTTTGTGCGCTTTGCTGAATTTTGGGCGCAACTTGGTCTTTGATAGTGTTCATAATTGGCCTCGTTATTGGTGTATAGGGGTTGGCTCAGCGGGTTGCTGATCAGGTGATATTGCGCCGTTAATGTTCATAAACATTTGCTCGGCTCGTTTTTGTAACTGGGTTGATTGCAAAATTAGCTCAGCGGCACGTTGCAGCGATACGCCGCGTTCGTCAACTGGCACAAAGTCGATAGGTTGCAGCAATACCGCTACGGGGCTAATACTTTGCGTGGCCCAACAAAATGCGGTGATATATTCCGCAGGCATTTTGCGCTCTGCTCCTGGGCTTAACCACTTATTGAGCATATCTACAGTTACAGCCTTTTTACCGCCTAGGCCCTCATTCATTCGGTCAACAATTGCGGGGCGCGAATAGGGGCTGTCGTCTACCGCCTTTTTTAGCGTTGCAATTAGCACCAGCGACATGTCGCACTTGGGTGCATATTCATTTAATAACATACTGGTCTCCACGAGAGATTCATCAAATAACATCACTGCCACCTTGTATTTATTAGTTCCTATTTTTAAACCACTGTTGGCAAAAACGGCGGCAAAAATTGCCGAGATTATTGCCGTGCTATTTTCAATGCTCGTGCGTATGCTTTTGTTAACGGAAAACATGGGTGGCACATAAACTAGTCCCTCAACTGTGCGTAAATACAAAACACGATTAACTGGAGCAACCAACATGAATAATGATATAGACCAATCACTAGACACATTGTTTGACACAACAGCCGCTCTAAACTCCTTTATTACAGCGCTTGCTGAGTCACTGACTCCTGACATTGCAGCACACATGGTTACTACTCTTGATCAGTCAATTGATGAGATGGAGCAGACTCCGACGAACCCGAGCGCGCTTCTGTTACTAAATGCTTGGCGCAATCATCTGGCAGCGAGTTCGCCTGCGCAATTGAACGTGCGACGTTTGGCAATATTAGAGGCCGCCCTGTGTGGCTCTTAGTTGATAACAACATAGCCTCAGCTACGGCTGACGATATTGACTGATTTGGATTGAATAATGACATGATGAGGCTCCTATGATGCTACAGCGAATAATTGGCGAAGTTCTACAACACACTTCTCGCGTTGCTCGCCCTTTTTTACAACTTTTGGTTGTGAAGATGATGAATAAATATCAGGAAAAACACTTTTCAATGGTTTTTCTAAGAGTTTTGCAATTGCTTTAGCGATGCGCTCTGAACGAGCATTGCCGTTGACCACGTTCGAAACTGCTGATGGAGCTACTTTTAGAGCGTCAGCAATCATAGATAGAGAGTAGCCCTTATTCGAAATAGCTTGTTTAATTTCGTTTGGTTTCATAGTACATTACCTCTGTTGGTTTACCCTTAATTTAAGTTTTGGCGAACGGTTACTTAAGGGTTTAGTTAATGTTCAATGTAACTATGGGACAAATTTGTCACATAGTCAATAGGCGAATGGCAAAGATATGTCACATTTTTTAATTGAAAGAAACCGTCTAGGCTATACACAAGAGTCCATAGCCGAGAGACTCGAAGTAAATAGAAAAACTGTGGGGCGGTGGGATAATGGAGCACCTATACCCAGTGACAAACTTGCGATCTGCTTAGATTTAGGCTTTGACATCACATTTGTTTTAACAGGCAGGCGCTCATCTCTTGAAATTGCTAACAGCGCTGAATTAACGGCGGAGTCAGCTATCCAGGCTGCTGTATACGCTACTGAAGAAGCGATATTATCCGTATATCAAGTAAAAAGAGTTCAAAAGCAATTGGGCGTTAATGGCGAGTTTGATGCAGTGAAAAACCTCACACTAATCAAAAAAGCGGCTGAAGTATTGGCTCGGGCAGAGTTAACGGGGGATTTCTCTCAAGATACACTCAAGAAAGTTTTTGAAATGGCTGGTGAAGCTTAGCGCTTCACATTCAGTTCCTTGAAATACTTATCTCTTTCTTTATGCAGGTCTAGATAACCAAGTGCTTGCAAGCGTCGTAGTAGCGCCCTTCTTTCGATCCTGAATTGCAGCTCATATTTTTCTATTTGTTCTTCAGTAGCGTGCTCAAAAAATTTCTCTAGTGTTTCACTTCGAGCAAGCATTATACACCCTTCTTGTAGGGGGGCTTCCTTACGAGCAGACGAAATACTGTGTACATTGCTCGGGTTAACTAATCGAATATTCTGCTGGCTGACTTGGGCCTCAGCGTTACCTAAATCCTTGAGGTTTAGTACTAGGCTGTACAACCTCATCACTATACCAATCATTACTACTAAAAATAGAGTTGATAAATCCATATCACTTACACCCATTTTTTATCAGGAATCAAACGAAACAAACGATATGCAGGATAGGCTCCTATAGCTAACATCGTAAGTACGTTCACTCCTGCCACTAAAAATCCATAGACAGAATCAAGTATATTTGTTTCAAACACAGCCCTATCAACATAACGTGTTAACAAAATCGTAGCCATCACCGCTGAGAGGTAACAAACGTATCTAGCATATTTTGCCATCATACAGTTTTTATATTGATGCCATTTTAGTATTGCTGCGACGTAAACAAGTTCATAAAACGCAAAGAAGAAGTAATAAAGCTTTAACTTGGTATCCTTGTCAATGCTGGCTCCTATAATTGCATCAGAACTAATTCGACCTATAAAGTGAAAGGAGAAACTGATGACAGCGACTATCAGGAGAGAGTGCTCGACCTGTTCTCTCAAGTCGCTTGTTGGCCTCCCTGCCAACATTTCCTTAGCAGGTTGCTTTGCAAAACAAATTAGTGCTACTAATGCCACGAATTTACTGCTGATCAGAGACCAACCTATTAGTGCAAAGAATGAGTTCATTTTCAGCCTTATGGTTTATAAACGTCCTCTGGCTTTACATATGCTACTCGGGAAGCCTTTACTGGCTCTGCTCCATCTCCACCTCCTGCGGAACCACCGATCACACGTACCAGATCCTTTGTTGTTAACTTTTTAAGTGTTTGTAGTTTTGTTTCCATATCTAACTCCTTAGTTGTTTGGAGTCTCAAGAATATCACAGCAGCCATTGAATTATTTTAAAGTAAATAAAAAATGTAGATTCCAATCACACAAGCACTGTTAACTTAAATATAACATTATATTTAAGCGTTAGTATAGCCTTAAGTTACGTATTAACGTTAAAAATAGAGGATTTTTTAACCCAGGTTAAAATACATCCCTCGCACGCGTCGGCATTCTGTTAACAAACAGAACGGAGCCGACAACTATGCTCACTCAACAACAGCTCGACCATTACAGACAGATTCCTGAAATTGCAGCGGCACTCGCTGGCTACAGTGATGCGTTTTGCCGCAGTGTATTAACCATTCTCTATCTAGAGGGCGGCCTTAGAGATGACGGCGGTTTAAACAATGTGGCGTCTGACCGTGGTGGCCTAACCAAATACGGCATTAGCCAGCGGGCCTACCCTAAAACCGATATAGCCAATTTAAAAATTGGCACGGCCATTCGCTACTACTACCGCGACTATTGGGAGCCAATGCACTGCGATGAGCTAAACAGCGGCGTTGCGTTGATGTTATTTGACGGCGCTGTACAACACGGCATAAACAGTATGACCCGCATAGTACAGCGCACCACAGGCGCGGGTGTTGATGGCCTATTTGGCGCACGCACCCTCAAACAATGCCTCGCTATTTTGCCAAACCTATTTATATGCGAGCTAATCAGCCGCCGTGGCTACCGCTACGCACGCATTTGTTTAGACGACCCAAAACAATTACCCAATTTGAAGGGCTGGATGAACCGCCTAGGCCACATCACTGAACGCTGTTATGCGGAGGTGTACCGTGGGGCGTAATTGGGAATGGAGCAAAAACCAAGGCCGTATTAAACGACTCAAAGCCGAGGTTGCCGCGAGGCAAAGCGGCCAACCGTTTGATGCCAGCAACGTACCGCTGCACAGCTATGACGGCACCATGCAGAGCAAATTTGCACACGGCTGGCACTCGGTAACCGAAACCGACATACGCCGAAAACTTAGCAACGACAACACATACACCGATGTGCGCCATCGTTTAGCTGAACTATTTGGAGAACGTGATGAGTGATTGGGTGGGTCTAGGCTCCGTGCTGGGTAATTTATTGGACGATGTTTTTACGTCTGACGAAGAGCGGCTAAAGCTCAATTTAGAGCTAACCCGCATCGACAACTTAATCGAGAGTGACCGCCTAGAACTTGAGGCAAAAATTGTTGAGCTACAGGGCCAAGTGTTGGCTGCTCAGTCGCAAATTATTACCGCTGAAGCCAAGGGCGAAAGCCGCCTGCAACGCTGCTGGCGACCTATCACCATGCTGACGTTCTTGGTGCTCATTGTGTTGGACTCGTTCGGCCTGCTTACGTTTAGGCTCAGCGAGCAAGCGTGGGAGCTATTGCAGCTTGGTATTGGCGGCTACGTAATTGGGCGCACCGTTGAGAAAGCCGCCCCAGGTGTAAAAAGCATGGCTGTTTCGGCAATTAAAAACATAAGGAACCCAAGCAATGGACATAGCTGATAAAGCACAGCAAATCATTGAAGAGTCAATGAGCCGTAAGCTTGCTGAGCATAGCAAACAATTCACCGGCGCTGATGTAGACCTAGACGAATGCGAGGAATGCGGCATTGAAATACCACAGGCCCGCCGTGATGCCATTCACAACTGCACTACCTGCGTTGATTGCCAATCGCTGATTGAGCGCAAAGCCAAACACAATAGGAAACCATAATGGAATTTTTAATCGAATGGTGGAAACAAATGCTCGCCGCTGGTGTGGTAATCGTTGGCGCAGGTTCTATTGCGTGGTTAAGGGCCACCTTTGTGAGCAGAACAACGCACGAAGAATTAGCGCAACGTGTAAGTGCGGTTGAGAAGACCGTTGAAGATATGCCTAGTTCAAGTGACTTTCATGCACTTGATAAAAGCTTTGCTGAAGCCTGCGGAAAAATGGATTCATTATCACCACAACTTGCATCCCTTGAGCGCCAGATAAGTTTACTAATGGAAAACGAACTAAGAGAGAAACGCAATGAATGAGACATTCACAACCTTATTAACGCTAACTGGTGCGGGCTTTGGGTTAGGCATTGGGGCTTACTTTGGTGTTCAAGTCGCCAGCGCATTAGACGAGCTGTTCCTTTGCACATTACGCAAAATGCTGAACTTTATTTTGAAACTGAGAGGTAAACGCCATGCCGATTGACCAAGTACAAGCCGAACACCAGCGCATTAGCATTTTGATTGCGCTTAAAGAGTCGTCAGACTACGGCGCAAACACCAGCATGTTACGCGACGTGCTTAAACGTTTTGGCCTTGGTTGTAGCCTTGACCAGCTTAAAACCCTGCTGAACTGGCTGGAACAAAACGGCTACGTTAAAAACGAACAACTCAGCGAAAATACATGGGTTGCACGTATTACCAGCGCAGGTATTGATGTGGCCGAGGGCACCAGCACAGTACCAGGCATTAAACGCCCCGCACCTCGGAGCATGTAGCCATGAGTGATGCAGTGCGCAGAGATAAACCCAGCAAAATAGACATGCTACCTGACGACATCAAAAAAATGTTGGATGAAATGCTACGCGATAGCAGCAAAACTCAGGCTGATATTTTAGAGGCCGTGAACCAACGTATCCTCGATGCGGGGTTAGATGAAGAGGCTACTATCTCTCGCAGTGGCCTCAGCCGTCATGCACAAAAAACAGAGGCGATTGGTAAACAACTGCGTGAAACGCAAGCCGCGACCAAAGCACTGGTTGCGGAACTGGGCGACAAGCCCATGGGCGAAACGTCAAAGCTGATTTTAGAAATGGGCCGAACTCAGTTGTTTAAGGCCATGCAGCGCCAGTTGATGAACCCTGATGAAGACGCCGACATTGATATAGGTGAAATCAAAGAAGTAATGCGCTCAACCAAGTGGCTAGAAGAAACCGCCATGAAAGTGCATCAACGTGAAAAAGACATTCGCAAAGCATTTGCTGAAGAGGCAGCCGCTAAGGTTGAAGAAAGCGCCATACAAGCGGGCCTAACCGCTGAAGGTGCTCAGCTCATTAAAAACCAAATATTGGGTATTGCCTAATGGCCGATATTGTCGATAAAAAGAAGCGCGCTCAAGCTGAAGAGCTAGAGTTAGTTGCTGAAATTGCGCTATCTGATTTACAACAAAAATTAGAGCAATGCGACGAGTTTGAGAAAAAATTCGGCCTGCCTATATTCATACCGTTTGATCCTAACGAGCTGCTACTAGGCTATCAAAAGCGCTGGATTGCAGATCAATCACCTCTCAAGATTGCAGAAAAGAGCCGCCGTACAGGTATCACATGGGCAGAAGCGGCAGACGCTGTGCTAGAGGCCAGTAAAAGCAAAGATGCCCAAGGCACCAACCATTTTTATGTTGGCTCAAATAAAGAAATGGCCCGCGAGTTTATTGAAGCGGCGGCCATGTGGGCCAAAGCATTTAATAAAGCCGCAGGAGAGATACAAGAAGAGCTGTTCATTGACGACGGCCAAGACGGCAAAGAGATCTTAACCTTTGTTATTTACTTTGCCAGTGGCTTTAAAATACAAGCGCTCAGCTCTAACCCCGCAAACTTGCGTGGTATGCAAGGTAACGTAACCATTGACGAAGCTGCATTCCATGACCGACTAGCGGAAGTATTAAAGGCGGCGCTCGCACTCACCATGTGGGGCGCTAAAGTGCGTTTGATCAGCACACATAATGGCGTAGACAACCTATTCAATGAGTTAATTCAAGATAGCCGAGCGGGTAAAAAGCGTTACTCAGTACATACCATTACCCTAGCTGATGCGTGCAAAGAAGGGCTATACCAACGTATTTGCCAGCGACAAAAGAAGAAATGGACGCGTGAAGCTGAGAGCAAATGGATTGATGACTTACTCAATGACACGGCCAGCCAAGAAGACGCCCGGGAAGAGTATTTTTGTGAGCCTAAAAAAGGCGGTGGTACTTACATACCCCGTGTGCTGATTGAAGCGGCCATGAAAAAAGGCATTCCTATTATTCGCTATGAAGCGCCAGACGACTTTATTAGCTGGACGGAGCAAGCACAACGCGCAGAAATAGACGCTTGGATTAAAGAAGAACTCGATCCGCTTCTTGAAAAACTCAACCCAGAATTAAATCACGCGTTTGGTGAAGACTTTGCTCGCCGTGGCGATTTAACGGTGTTCGTACCGTTAGAAATTGGATTTGATTTATATAAACGTGTGCCGTTTTTAGTTGAACTAACCAACCTCACGTACGACATGCAGCGCCATATAATGCTGTACTTAACCATGCGTTTGCCTCGTTTAATAGGTTTGGCATTTGATGCAACGGGTAATGGCGGTTATTTAGCTGAAGCCGCTGCACTGCACTTTGGCACAGAAATGGTTGAGCAAGTGATGCTTAACGACAATTGGTATAGAGAATGGATGCCAAAGCTTAAAGCTGAGTTTGAAGACCAAAACATAGATATACCTAAGCACCAAGATATTCTCGCTGATATGCAAAAGATCAATGTTCGCAATGGCACCCCAAAAATTGATAAAGGCTCAGACAAAGGCAGTGATGGCCGCCAGCGTCACGGCGATTTTGCGGTGGGCCTTGCTATGGCTAACCGCGCTAGCTGGATGGACGGTAGCGCCATTGAGTTTACCCCGCTACCAAATGCCAACGGCAATTATGATCCTGATGATGATGAATACGAATTAGACGCGCTGGAGTCCAGCGGAGGATGCTACTAAATGGCTCAATCAAAAATATTAGATATTCACGGCCAGCCGTTTGAGCTGGCTATAGACGAGCAGCAAACGGACGATAACGCGCGCGTTCAGCAGTTGATGAAGCGCTACAGCGACCACCCAACCCAAGGGCTAACCCCGCAAAAGCTAACTCGACTCATGCGCAGAGTTGAGCAAGGCGACTTAGCAGCGCTCGCTGACCTAGCAACCGACATGGAAGACAAAGACAGCCACTTGATTGCGGAGCTAGGCAAACGCCGCCGCGCAGTGCGCTCGTTACCGTGGATAATCAAACCACCACGTAATGCCACTAACTTAGAAAAAATTGATACTGCACTCGTCACTGAGATTTTGGAGGACGCGACTTGGTTTAACGATCTGTTGTTTGACCTCACCGATGGCATTTTAAAATCGTTTAGTGCATGCGAGTTAAACTGGGAGTATTACGAGAAAACCCATGTAATAAGCGCTGCGAGTTTTAGAGAGCAAGGCTTGTTCCAAACCGCGCCAGACAACCGCAACGAACTGCGACTGCGTAGCGATGACCCAAGCGGCGTGCAACTCAACCCATTTGGCTGGGTGACACATGTTAGCCGCAGCAAAAGTGGCTATCTGCATCGAGCAGGATTAACCAGCAACTTGGCGTGGCCACACCTATTTAAAAATTACAGCATACGAGACTTGGCCGAGTTTTTAGAGATATACGGGCTACCATCAAAAATTGGCAAATACCCCGCAGGCGCAAGCACCAAAGAAAAAGCCACGCTCATGCGTGCGGTTTTATCAATCGGCCATAACGCAGGCGGCATTATTCCGCGCGGGATGGAAATTGATTTTAAAGAAGCAGCCAAGGGCCAAGCCGACCCATTCCTCAACTTTGTGGCATGGTGTGAAAAAACACAAAGTAAGGCGCTGTTGGGCGGCACGCTCACAGGCCAAGCCGATGGGGCGACGTCTACCAACGCGCTTGGTCGTGTACACCAAGATGTGATGGACGACATCATCGAGAGCGATGCTATGGAACTGGCCGCCACCATCACCCGCGATATTGTTTACCCACTGTTTGCGCTCAATGGCCGCTCGTACACAGGCCCACGACGAGCGCCACGTTTTGAATTTGATTTAAGTGAACCTGAAGACATAAAACTGTACTCTGAAAGCCTGCCCAATTTAGTTGATGTGGGTATGCCGATACCTGTGCGCTATGTTCAGGACAAGCTACAGATCCCCGCACCTGAAAACGATGAACCTGTTTTAACGCGAGTAAGTGCAACCCTCACAGAACCCGCAGCACTCAAAACCGCAGCACTCAAAACAACTGAGCCACAAGCGCCTGACGATGATTTGGCTGTGATTGAACAGCAGCTACGCACAGTTGCGGGGCCGCTCATGGACACGCTTATAGAGCCAGTTAAGCAAGCGGTTTTAAAAGCTAACAGCTTAGAGCAGTTGCGCGATTCAATTATTAATCTGGCGGGCGAACTAGACACCAGCGAACTAGGCGCACAAATGCAACTCGCCATAGCGGCCAGTACACTATTGGGCCGCATGGAGGTAAACGATGGCCGTTGAATATGGCGCGCTACCATTTAAAGAGGCTATCACTTTCTTTAAAGAAAAGTTGAGCTTGCCTAGTGAATCGTGGGATGAAATATGGCAAGAGGCCCACGACCACGCATTTATTGTGGCTGGTGCCATCGAGGACGATTTGATCGAGAGCCTGCGCGACGCTGTAGACAAAGCCATTGCTGAAGGTATCAGTTTAAAAGAGTTTCAAGCCCAGTTTGTGGATATAGTCAAAAAAGCGGGCTGGGACTACGTGGGCAACGCTGGCTGGCGCAGCCATGTGATTTACGAAACCAATCTACGGCAATCGTATAACGCAGGCCGCTATCAACAATTGCAAGCAGTTAAATCAACCCGCCCTTATTGGATGTATCGCCACGGCGACAGCGAAAACCCACGCAAATTACATTTAAGCTGGCACACGCTAGTGCTACCAGCAGACGACCCTTGGTGGCGCGAACACTACCCCAGCAATGGCTGGGGCTGCAAATGCAAAGTGTTTGCTTTGAGTAATCGAGACTTGCAGCGCCTCGGTTTACCCGTTGGCACCGCCCCCAACGATGGCACCTACGACTGGGTAAACAAAAAAACAGGTGAGGTTCACGAAGTGCCTTTAGGCATTGACCCTGGCTTTGACTATGCACCAGGTGCAACCAAACCCAGTGAGCGACTAGCGCAAATACGGAGCGAGCAATGAGCGGCGTTAAACTCAATATTAATTTTGACAGTAAACAGATAGCGCGCGAACTCAACCAAATAGTTGATAGCGTACAAGACCGCACCGCACTGCATCGCGACATAGGCGAATACATGCAGCTATCCACCGCTGAGCGTTTTGCTAAAGAACAGGCACCTGACGGCACGCCGTGGGCACCACTTAAAGAATCTACCAAGGCCCGTAAAACTAAAAACCGCAATAGCATTTTGCGCGAGAATGATTTTTTACGTGACACCCTCGCGTATGACGCTGACAGCAGTGCGATGGAGTTTGGTTCTAATCGAGTACAAGCAGCGCTGATGCAATGGGGTGGCACCGATGATATGGCACCAGGACCCGCCGCCGTCGAACCGCGAGAGTTTGTAGGCGTCAATAACGATGATGTTGACGAAATAATGATACGCGCCGACGATTTTGCAATGTCTGCTGTACGCCACTAGAACGCGTCGAGCGCGTTTTGGGCTATGTTGGTGTGGCTAAAGTAGAGATAAGCGCGTTATATACGTTTCGGGACGTTTCTAAGTTGGTTAATACTATTCTTGAGACTACAGTTATTATTAATCAAACAAAAAGAACTTTTAAAGGATAATTAAAGGTCAGACGTTCAATGAAAAAACCAACTGGTGTAAGCCGAAGAATTCATCAATCCTTCAAGCATCTTCAAGAAAATGATTTTGAAGGGTCTCTAGTTAATTTATTTCCAGCCTTAGATAAAACCGCCAAGCGAAGGCGTGCGAAAGATGGTGTCGCTAGACGAATTAAAGCGTTCCTTGAAGAGGAGATGCCGCTAATATCAATAATTGCTATGGGGTTCTACATGCCATTTAGCTGTAATGGTAATAGACTGTCAGACGTTTTATATAAATTCGGACGCACATCAATTGCACATGAAGGGGAATTAGATTCTAGGCTTGAGATTAGCACGAGTGAAGATATCATAATTAATGCGAATAAATGGCACTTACCAAGTGGCTTTATTTTGGGTATGAGCGTTGCGGTTATCACCGCTCCAGAAAATATCGATGAGTTTATTGAAATGCCATTTTCAATAGAAATATATGGGAAAAGATTTAATCTCTCTGAACTTTGGGGAAACTCACCCCTGATAAAAGACCATATAGCAAACCACATTAAAAACACTGAAATTTTCAAATAAGTATAGATAATGTGAAAGCGTCCTATACGGCCTTGTCGGCTTGTTTATCTAAACCCTTTAACTTTACAATTTAGCTTGTCCTGACCAATGATTATGCGCTCATCTTCTTTTACTCCGCGGTCAAAGAAAAACTCCATGTTGCCGTTGGGGTAATTATATGTAGTGACTTGCACACCCTGATCTACAATAGTTTCCCATTGATTAGTGCGCAGATCTTTACAAATTAAACTGCAACCACGAACACCACATTCGTGCTTCACTTTATGCGGTTGTTCTTGTGCTACAGTTGCGGTAGATAGCAAAGTTGATGACAACGCTACAGTAAATACAACATTTTTCATTCAATAAATCCTTATAGTAATTAATTAGGGTTTGTGTGGCACCCCAGCGCCACACTCAACCTATAGTAACAACATTTTTTAAATGTCTGACGATTCGATTATGCCAAAGTCGGGATCGTTATATTTTTTTAACCCAGGTTAAAATACATTCCCCGCCCCAAATCAGATACTGACACCACGAACTAACACATGGTGTCAGCAATGCATAACCCTACGAGAGACCGCAAGCAGCAAACAGGACGAACGCGCCCTATGGAAGGGGCATTTTTGGCGGTTTTGTCTAACAGACCCAGCGGCCAGATTGGTACTGCTGTTTGTCGGCTCAACGATATTGTTGTTGACGAACATGGCGTAAGCCCGCGCGTTCAAGTGCTACCTGATGGATTTTTTAGTGCTGGCGATGGCCGCCCGCAAGACACCGAACACAAAGCATGGTTGATGGACCAAAACGCCTGGGCATTGCTAAAGCGCCATTTAGATGAGCGTGCAAACGACCTGCACTTTGATTACGAACACCAGACTATTTTTGCCGAAAGCAACGGTAAAGAAGCTCCCGCCGCTGGCTGGATAAAACCCACTGCATTTGAATACGTGCCAGGACAAGGTGTATTTGCGCTCAACGTTAAATGGAACGACAAAGCTGCGGCGTACCTGCGCAAAGACGAGTACCGCTTTGTTAGCCCAGTTTTCGACTATGGCTACGACGGCCGCCCCATCAAATTTCGACATTTTGCATTAACCAACGACCCTGGCTTGGACGGTATGGCCAAGGTGGTTGCACTCAAAACCGAAAACACTCCCGGAGATAATCCCATGAATGAAGCATTGCGATTGCTCGCAGCACTCGGTGTGGTTGTGCCTGACGGCCAAACACCGACTGATGAGCATTACACAAAAGCCACTGCAACTCTCAAAACATTGCAAACCAAGGCTGACGAAGCCGACAGCAAAACTAAACAGCTCAACGATGCGAACGAGCAAGTTGCTGCACTTAAAGCCGCTGGCGGCAACAACCAAGTTGATTTAACCAAGTGGGTACCGCGCGCTGACTATGACGCATTAGCAACCGAAACCGCGACCCTACGCACTGAAAACAGCACGCTATCTATTGAGCAGCAAATTGAAACAGCCCGTGAAGAGGGCCGAATTTCAAACGCTGAAACCAACTACTTTAAGCAGCTTGGCGAGCAGCAAGGCGCAGCCGTTTTAAAAACACAACTCGATGCGCGCACACCCATTGCGGCGTTGAAGAGCCAACAAACGACGACCACGCAAACACCACCGAAAGGCCAAGATAGTGGCGAGCTAACAGCCGCAGAACTTGCTGTGTGTAAAGCGTCGGGCCTCAAGCCTGAAGAGTTCAAAAAGAACAAAGGAGCCAAGCTATGACCGCATTAGTTAAAGGTAGGCAGACACCAAAGCGTGCTGGTGAGCAACGCAATGATCCAGTTGCTGCTAACAGCAAAATTTACGCAGGTGCATTGGTGGTACTTAACGCCACTGGTTATGCCGAGCCAGCAACCACTGCCACAGGTTTAACAGCGCGTGGTGTGGCACAACGTAGTTGCACAAACACCAATGGCAACGGCGCAGAACGCATTGAGAGCGAGGCAGGATGCTGGCGTTTTATCAATGACGGCACAATCAACCGCACCCACATTGGTAAACCCGCGTGGATTGTGGATGACCAAACCGTGGCCGCTGATGACGGTGGCAGCACGCGTTCAGTCGCAGGTGACATTATCGACGTCGACAGCAACGGCGTTTGGGTAAACATTAAATAGGACCAGACAATGGATATTACTAACGAAAATCTAGAGGCGTTGCAGACAGCCGTTGTTACAGCCTTTAATGAAGGGTTGGAAACGCGCCAGACACATTGGCAGAAAATTGCGACAGAAGTACCTAGTAATTCATCATCGAACACATACCCATGGTTAGGTGCTGTTCCTATGCTACGAGAATGGCTAGGCGACAGACAAGTTGATGCGCTAACCAAACATAGTTATGAAATCAAAAACAAAACGTTTGAAAAAACACTAGGTATCCCATTAACAGCGCTGGAAGATGATCAATATGGTACCTACATGCCACTGTTTAAAATGCTGGGTGATAATGCAAACAAACATCCAGACATTCTCTGTTTTAATCTATTGAAAAATGGCTTTGAAACCTCTTGCTATGACAATCAGAACTTTTTTGATACTGACCATCCTGTTGGCCCTGCGGACAATGTGCGTTCAGTTAGCAACATGCAAGACGGCAGTGGTAATCCGTGGTTCTTACTAGATACCACTCGCCCGTTAAAACCTCTGATTTATCAAAAACGCCGCTCATACGACATTACTGTTAAAGATAAGTCCACCGAAAGTGATTACGTTTTTTCAAAAGGGCAAGCTCTGTACGGCGTAGATGGTCGCTCTAACGCTGGTTATGGGTTTTGGCAGTTGGCATATGCATCTAAGGCTGAGCTAAACGGTGACAATTTAGATGCGGCTATTGCAGCAATGATGGGCCAAGAAAACGACGAAGGTGTGCCCCTTGATGTGAGCCCAAACATTCTCATATGTGGCCCGACTAATCGAGCTGCAGCCAACAAAACAGTCAAAGCTCTTAATAAGGCAAACGGCGAGTCAAACACCAATCACGACGCCGTAGAGGTGTTAGTTGTTCCATGGTTGAAATAAGGGGAGTAAATGAAATGGCTACATATAATCCACCAAAAACGGCTGTGGCTAACGCAGTTATTCAAGTCTTTAACAGCAGGCATACGGGCTACCGTCGCGGCGGTGTTTCGCTCACGCAGGGCCAAAATGAGTTTGGAGTTAACGAACTACCACAAAGCGCATTGGAAGCAATGCAAGCTGATCCACAACTACAAGTGCAAATGCCTCAAGCAGATAGCGCTGCTAACGAAGGGAACGGTGTGGACTCACAAAGTGTGGGTGATGATTTGATTCTAGATTGTTCAGGTGCGCCTGAGGGATTGGAGCACATTATCGCGTCAATCCATCTATTGAACGATAAATCACCATTAACCAAAAAGCCGAAATGCGATGAACTGACATTCACGGTTGAGGGCGTTGATGGAGAGCAAACCCCAAGCGCAGAGCAACGCGATGCGGCGTGGACGTGGTATCAAGAAAACGTAGTTAAGGCGGGTTGATTATGTACTGCACGCGTGATGATTTGATAGCACAGTTTGGTGAGGCTGAGTTGGTAAAACTCACGGCTGAACGTGGCGAACATGCAATAAACGAAACCCGTTTGAGCAATGCCATTGCCAGCGTTAACGAGGTGATTGATGCGCATGTTGCCATGCGCTATCCGCTACCACTGCCCACTGTGCCAGGCATTTTAAAACGCATTGCCGTCAACATTGTGCGTGCAGACATAGACCAACGCCCAGCAGAGCGTGTGACTGAGGATAAAAAATCAGCCATGCAATTGCTGAAAAGTATCAGTAAAGGTGAATTGAGCCTCGGGCTAGAAGCCAGCGAGCCAGAGCCTCAGGCATTGGATTTGGCCGAAATGGAATCGGCAGGCTCAGTATTCAGCCGTAAGAACACAGGCGGTTGGATATGAGTTTATCGGCCTATTTGCGCGCAGTACGCGACAAGCTCAGCGATACATTTACAGATTTGCGCGAGTGTGAGTTGCACCCAGGTACGGTGAATAGCACAGAGCTAGAGCGCATTGGAGCAGCAACGCCAAGCATGTTGGTCACGCTCGGGTATGTTGAACCACCGCAATATATTCATGAGGGATATGACCGTGCAGTTATCCCCATGGTGTACATCATTACGGGTGGTAATGCTGATCAGCAATTAGACGACGCTGTAAATTTTGTGGACGGTATCACCCAGCTCATCGAGGGCGACGGTTTTGGTTACGAGCTGGCACATAGCGCGTCAGACATTGCTGCTAAAAATCTCTTTACCACCGCCACGGGCCGACATGCTACGAGTCTATGGGTTGTCCGTTGGCGTCAGTTAGTGCGTTATGTAGAACCCCAAGCACCAGCCGAGCCAGTACCTACTGATTTGTATATAGGCATTGCCCCCGAAATTGGTGCCGACCACGAGCCAGACTACACACAGGTGACGCCATGAGTTTTGAAATAGCTGAATTAATGCGCCGATTTGCCAATATGCTGATGCTCGGCACCATTGAAGAGGCGGACCACGAAGCCCAAAAAGTACGCGTCAAGGTTGGCGAGTTGGTTACGGGCTGGCTCCCATGGCCCGCAGAGCTAGGGCGTAATTTCATTCGTTGGCGTCCGCTCAAGCCAGGCATTCAATGCGTAATCGCTTGCCCCGGGGGTGAGCCAACGCAGGCCGTGATTATTCAATTGCTATATACAACCGAGTTTCATTCCCCGAGTAATAGTGAGCACATGGATGTGACGCTATTTAAAGATGGCACGCAAATTCAGTATGACAGTGAAAATAGCGTACTCGATGTGAGCTGCGCTAAAGACGTGATTATAAATATTGCGGGCAACCTCACCGCGCATGTTGTGGGTGATGTTACGGCGACGGTAGATGGCTCAACGAATTTTATCAGCGCCGGTGATTTTAATATCACCACGGATGGCAATTTCAATGTGAAAGCCGCGCAAACCAACATCGACAGCCCTGTAACACAGAGTGGCGGAGATATGACGTCTGACGGTATATCAGCACAAAAACACATACACTGCGATGTAAGCGCAGGTGTTGCAACATCGGGGAAACCACAATGATGAACGCAAACACAGGCCACGTTATAAGCGCCAAAGATCATCTAAAACAATCAATCTGCGACATTCTCACTACGCCATTGGGTAGCCGTGTAATGCGCCCAGATTACGGCTCGAACTTACCGCGTTTAATCGATGCGCCAAGTAATAACCAAACACTCGTTGAGATTTATGCCGCTGTCGCTGGCGCGCTCAGAAAGTGGGAGCCGCGCTACAAACTCACGCGCTTAAAAGTGGCGAGCCACGGCAAGGGCCAAACTATCATTGACCTAGAAGGTATGTATTTAGTGGACGGTAAACCACTGATGTTAGAGGGGTTGATTGTATGAGTATCACCAATTTTTCAGCGATTGATTTAGACAAATTACCACCGCCGAACATCATTGAACCAATCTCGTTTGAGCAGATAAAAAACGAGATGTTGAACGAGTATAAAGCCCGTTATGCTGACGCTGAAATTAACCTGGCAAGTGAACCTGCCGTTAAATTGATTGAGGTGTTTGCGTATCGAGAACTGATGGTACGCCAGCGCGTCAACGAGGGAGCTGAAGCCGTGCTACTGGCAAAAGCCACCGACGTGGAGCTGGATTATTTGGGGGCGCGTTTTGGTGTTGAGCGTCAGCTTATTGATGCAGGTGACGCTGATGCTAACCCACCTGTACCACCTACGTTTGAAACTAATGACCGTTACCGCGAGCGTATTCAACTGGCACTCGAAGGGTTCAGCACCGCAGGCCCTGTAGGCGGTTATGTATTCCATGCACTCAAAGCCAGTCCGCTCGTTAAAGACGTGGCGGTTGATGCCCCACAATTTGCTGTTGCACCACTGACTGAAGAACAGCAAACAGGATTGCCTACTGGCACTACTGTTTTACAGTGTACGTATGACGCAGGCTTGAGCGAGCCGCAACCTGGTGACGTAGCAATCACAGTGCTATCTACCGAGGGAAGCGGCGCACCCAGCACTGAGCTAAACGCCGCAGTAATTACAGCACTCAGTGCCGATGATGTACGCCCACTCACGGACCATGTGCGACTCCGTGCAACTGACATTACTGAATATGCGCTAAGCGCAACGCTGCATTTATATCCTGGCCCCGATGCTGAAAGTGTGCGCGCTCAAGCACAAGCAAGTGCACAAAGTTGGGTGAATGAAAATCACAAATTAGGCCGCGATGTAACCCTGTCAGGACTCTATGCGGCACTGCATTTGCCAGGTGTGCAACGGGTTGAATTGCACTCGCCAACAACTGACCTAGTGATGCACGGTCATCAAGCGGCGTATTGCAAAAACGTCACCGTCGAGCTTGGGGGTCGTCATGTCTGAGCAGTTACTCCCCCGCACTAGTAGCAAAAATGAAAAAGCGTTAGAGCAAGCAAGCGCTCGCGTTAACGACGTGCCTGTGCAAATCGGCGATTTATGGTCAGCCGAGCGATGCCCAGAGCATTTACTGCCATGGCTCGCTCATGCGCTCAGCGTGGATGAATGGGACAGCACCTGGCCTGAAGCAATCAAGCGCAGAGTCATTGCCGAAAGCATCCCAACACACCGAATTAAGGGCACCGCAGGCGCAGTTAAAAGCGCGCTGGCGGCACTCAATGCACACATAGAACTAGAGGAATGGTGGCAACATGGCGGCGTACCGCACACAGCAAAACTCATTGCGTTGGTGCGTAACAATCTCAATCAAGACGGTGATTCATTGCTAACCCCTGAGTTGCAGGCCCAGCTATGGCGCATTGTTGCGGCAATGAAACCCACCCGCAGCCACATTGACTTTAACGTGGGTGTGCAAATGGATCAGCCAATGTCTATCGCGTCAGCAACAACGAGCTGCAATGTACAGCGCATGGATTTTGTGGGCGGGCCTGATAACACATTGCACACCAGTAGCCATGTTGTTCAATCAGCTACGAGCAACATTGCGAATAGTCGAGCTGAATTAACAGGCGCGCCAGACAACACACTACACACCAGTGGTCATGTTGTTCAGTCAGCGCTGAGTGTTGTCGCCAATTCAAGAGCGCAGTTAGCAGGTTCACCAGATAACGCTCTGCATACCAGCAGCCATGTTATTCAGTCAGCGCTGAGCAGCACAGTGAATAGTCGGCGTGAATTTATCGGCGGCCCAGACAACGAACTACACACTAGCGCACATACCGTGCAATCAGCAGCAAGCAATATAGTCAACGCTCGTACGCCGTTGGCTGGTGCCCCCGATAACACGCTGCACACCAGCACACATGTGATTGCTACCAGTATCAACACTACATGTATTCAAACTAATAGGATGGTATGCCAATGAGCGACTACACCCCCATCATTACCCAAGCGGGTTTAAACGCTGCTGCGAATGCCAAAGACTCGGGCATTCATATCAATATTTCGCACATTGCTGTAGGCACTGTGGGTTACACCCCAACACGTGACCAAACTGCATTGCGCAACGAACGTGATCGCTCACAAGTGGTGAGCGTTGCCGACGCAGGCCCTGGGCAAATTCACATCACAGCTGAGTTTAAAAGCACCAGTGAATATCCTGTGCGTGAAGTGGGATTTTTTCTAGAAGACGGCACCTTGTTTGCGGCGTGGTCACACCCCGACAACACGCTGTTTTATCAAACACCGCTATCAACCGTAATACAAGGTTTTGATTTGGTGTTAAGCGCAGTGCCTGTATCAGCAATTGATGTAACAACCACAGGCGATATCAACATGTTTTACGGCGCTGAATTTATCGCCATGTGCGACGCACAGACACGTGTGGCTACCGCGCAAATAAACTCAAATTTACGTGAAATAAAACTCAACGACAGACTAATGACATTAGGAGTATAACCATGCCAACAGTCGAACAAAGTGTAGCTCAATTGCAGCAAACTAACGCCGAGTTAGTGACAGCGAGTAATGAGCTGACCAATGAAGTAACAAGCAAGCTCAGCACTATCAATAGTACAGTTGACGCGAAAATGCAGGAGATTGATGGCTCACTCAATACCGCTGTCACATCATTAAATGATTACCTCGCCAGGGCGAGAGCTGAACACCCATTTTATCGTTTAACAAAAAACCAACTCGGAACTGTCACGAGTAATGTGCTAGATGGATATTCAGTAAACGGGGCGTTCCCTATCCAATTTGAGTTATATCGAGTGGTTCAAAGCGGTATTGCATGGGAACTACGTGATGATGAAGAGAAAGAAATCCTCACGGCCATGGGCAGAGCTCGCGCGGTTCATTTTAGTCCTGATATTAACGTGGTCAAAATGACGTGGAGCGGATGGCAATCCAGTGTTTCTGCTCCAACGTTTTATCAGAAATCAGACAAATCCACTACGTTGACATGCGCGTCCTATGCACGATTAGTTTCGGGTTCATTGGGCTCAGCAGCAGCGGGGTTTACAGGTATCACAAATGAATGGGGACTATGCGGCGACGTGTTTAGTGGCTCGCCTGGCTCGTATTTTCATGACCACCCATACATTGCCAGCGAAAGCGGGGAAATTCTGTTTTTTTGGTATGCAACGGTTGCAGGCCTAGTGCCGCTAGAGCGCAACAGACCTCGCTGGGGCCACTTCCCGTACATCTATGACAACCAACCCCTATAAACAGGTGAACAAATGAAAATCATATACAACGGTAACGTACAACTCATTCACGGCGGCACATTAACAATCGCTCACGCTGAGCATTTATTGCGTAGCCAAATTGATGATCTCGATCCTGAACTCATTGAACTGCAATGTTCATCATTTGATGAGCTACGTGAAATACGTGATGGAGAATTAAAAAACAGCGACTGGACGCAAATGCCAGATACCCCGCTAACGACAGAGCAAAAACAGGCGTGGGCTGACTATCGTCAAGCGCTACGCGATTTACCAAATAGCAACGACGACCCTACATTGGCTGTTTGGCCAACCGCACCACAGGAGCAGTAACATGAGCACAGATTATCTACATGGCGTGCAGGTTCTCGAACTCAACGACGGCCCACGTCCAATACAAGTGGCGTCCACGTCAGTGATTGGGGTTGTTGGCACAGCACCCGATGCGGATGCCGCTGCATTCCCACTAAACACCCCTACATTAATTGCGGGCAGCAGACTGGAAGCTGCAAAGCTCGATATGGTCGGCGATGGTAAAGGCACCTTGCCACAAGCATTAGATGCCATTTTTGACCAGTGCGGCGCTATCGTTGTGGTGGTTCGTGTGCCTGAAGGCGCAAGCCCTGCTGAAACGCAATCCAATGTGATTGGCGGCGTTGATGCAGCAACACAGCAATATACGGGCCTACAAGCGCTACGTGCTGCAAAAAGCTCATTAGGTGTTAAGCCCCGTATCCTCATCGCCCCAGGTTTTGATCATATTGAAGCAGTTATAACTGAAATGGTGAGCATTGCTGATAAATTGCGGGCGATGGTTTACGCCAGTGGCCCTGATACGTCTGATGCCGATGCCATTGCACTGCGTAACAAGTTTGGCTCTAAGCGCCTATATCTATGTGACCCATGGGTGCGGGTATGGGACACGGCAAGTAGTGGCGAAATTAGCCAGCCAAATAGCGCCCGCGTTGCAGGTGTGCGAGCCAAAGTCGACAACGAACAAGGCTTTTGGCACTCGATTAGTAATAAGTTGATTAATGGCATGGTCGGCACAACGCGCAGTATTGACTTTGAATTGGGCGATGTGGCAAGCCGTGCAAACCTACTCAACAAAGAGCACGTCGGCACCATAATTAACGAAAAAGGCTATCGCGTTTGGGGGCCACGCAACTGCTCAGCTGATCCAAAGTGGATTTATGAGTGCGTTGCGCGTACAGCCGACATTATCAACGACTCATTACTGGCAGCACATCTATGGGCAGTTGATAAGGGCGTATCGGGCGAAACCTACTTCAAAGAAGTTGTTGAAGGTGTTAACGCGTTTTTACGGCACTTAAAAGCCATTGGTGCAATCGTCAACGGCTCATGTTGGGCTGACCCTGAACTCAACACCCCCAGCCAGATTGCACAAGGTAAAACGTATTTCGACTTCGATTTTACGCCCGTGTACCCCGCTGAGTCGATCACATTCCGCTCGCGCATGACGGATAAATATCTAGAGGAGATTTTCTGATGGCTGTTCAACTACCAAATACACTGAAAGACTTTAACGTCTTTATTGATGGTGAAGGCTATGGCGGCCGTGGTGTGTCTGTTCAATTGCCGAAGCTAACGCGCATAACCGAAGACTATATGGGCAGTGGGCTGGCTGGCCCAATTGAGCTGGATATGGGCCAAGACAAACTAGAGCTAAGCGAACTGGTCATTGCTGAACCAAATAACGGAATTTTTAAGAACTACGGCACCTTAGACATAAACGGATTAAAGCTGCGTATTAAAGGTTCATTCAAAGCAGAAAATGATGCAAAAGAGGTCCCGTTTGAAGTGGTCATGACAGGCCGTTGGACTGAAATTGATTTTGGAACATGGGAGCGTAAAAAGCCTGGCGAATTAAAACTGAAAGCCATGCTCACATATTACAAACTAACGTATGACGGCCAAACTCCCATTGAGATCGACCAGCTCAATAACGTGCAAGTCATAAACGGTGTAGACGTGCTCGCGCAACGTCGCGGTATTTTGGAGTTATAACATGCAAACAAAACAAGCAAAAACACAAACCTATGATGTGGTTAAAACTGTTGTACATGAACACAAGGCGTATAGCGCTGGCGATACGATAGAGCTAACACCTCGTCAAGCGGCCAACTGGCTGGCCGCTGGTAAGCTCTCAGAGCAAAAACCAGCAGCAACGAAATCTCGTCAAACTAAAACTGAGGACAAGTAAATGAGCACAACAACTATCACATTAGCATTTCCCATCGAGTACAAGGGCGAGACCGTTAGCGAATTATCAATGCGCCGCCCCAAACTCAAAGACCAACTACGCTCAATGACCAGCGGCAAATCTGACGCAGAGTCGGAAAAAGATTTGTTTGCAAATTTATGTGAGCAAGCACCCGATTTTATGGATGAATTGGATTTGTCTGATTATCAACAGGTGCAAAACACGTTTCGCAGTTTTTTGTCCTAAACGAAGTTGAGATCCGAGGGCTAGTTTTGGCGCTAGCCCACTTTACGGGAGGCGGGATTGGTGAGTGGTTGGAGATGCCAGCAGAAGAGGCAACAAAATACTACGAGCTAATAGCCACACTCCAAGGGGGATCAGCATCATGATCCCCACCACAAATACAATCAAAGAGAAACTGAGCGTTAACAACGCCGCTAATACTGGCGCACCGATTAAGGCCGCTACCCAATCGGAGGAAAACAGCAGATAGGCAAACGCGCCTATAAAACTGAAGCTATACAGCACTTTAAAGTTCAGTAGTTTCTCAATGCAACTTAACCAGGTATTTATTATGGCAGTCGGTAAGTCGTTAGCAGTTTCAGTCATCATTGGTGCGGCCCTTGCGGGTAGTTTTAAAACCGTTATTGGTCAAAGTGTAAACCAATTTAACAGATTGGGCGAAACGGTTAAACAGGTTGAGTCTACATCAAACGCGATTAGCGGATTTAAAACAGTTAGCGAGCAGCTCAAAGCAACGCGAGCTGATATTGAGTCAGCACGCAATAAGTTGCAGCAATACCAGTCAGAGCTGAAACAATCACATGCGACACACGCTCAACTGGCAAAAGCGGCAGATAACGCTGCACTGTCAACAATCAATGCAAAAAACGCCTACACCAAAGCACAGCAAAAATTAGCACAGCTCAAACAAACGCACCGCGATGCAGAGACTAAAACAGAGGCGATGACGGCCGCCATTAAAGCGGCAAAACAGGAAATGCAACAAGCAAAAGTTGCATACCAGCAATCACAAACTGATTTAAGCAAAACAAATAAAGCGTTGGCTCAAGCAGCAACTGAACACACAAAACTAAAAAACAAAGTTGGTGTTGCACATAAAGAGCTGAACAAGCTGTCTACTCGATTAGGCGATAGCCAACGGGCGCTAAATACACATCGTAAAACGATGGCTGCAAGCGGTATTACAGCCACACAGCTATCGCACAAACATACACAGCTAGGCCAAACACTCACAACGCTAAAACGAAAGTACGCTGATTTACAAACCACCATGCAGCGCCATCAAACAGTGATGGCCAAACGTGATCACTATCGTAATCAAATGCTCGATGCTGCGGCATTGGGTACCGCAATGCTGACCCCAGTTGCAGCAGCGGTTAAGTTTGAAAGCGTCATGGCCGACGTGGGCAAGGTTGTTGATTTTGATACCCCTCTAGAGCTGGCTCAAATGGGGCAAGATGTACTGAGGCTCAGCACGGTTATACCCATGGCCGCTGATGGCATTGGCGACATTGTAGCAGCCGCAGGTCAAGCAGGTATTGCACGTAAAGAGCTGCTGATATTTGCCCAAGATGCCGCAAAAATGGGCGTGGCATTTGATATGTCGGGGCGTGAAGCTGGGGCCGCTATGACGGGGATGCGCTCCATATTCAAACTCAATCAAACGCAAGTTGTGAGTTTAGGCGACGCCTATAACCATTTAAGTAATAGTATGGATGCCCGCGCCGCTGATATGCTCAACATCGCAAACCGTGCAGGCAGTACGGCGAAACTGTTCGGGTTAACAGGGCAACAAGTTGGCGCGTTGGGCGCGGCGTTCCTAGAACTAAAGACCCCACCCGAAGTGGCTGCAACGGGTATCAATGCGCTCTTGCTGAAGTTAAAAACAGCAGACAAGCAAAGTAAATCATTTCAAAAAGGGTTATCGACTCTCGGAATGAGTGCCGCAGAGCTGAAGCAAAACATTGAAGAAGACGCCCAAGGCGCACTCATTTCATTTTTAGAGACACTGGAAAAAGCCGACGATGTAACGGGCGTGCTGGCCGATATGTTTGGCGCAGAATATGCTGATGATATGGCTAAGTTGGTCGGTGGCTTAGACAACTATAAAAAAGCACTCAAACTGGTTTCAAAACAAGGCAACTATGCAGGCTCTATGCAAAAAGAGTTTGCAGTAAGGAGCAACACCACAGCAAACAGCCTGACTCTACTGAAGAACCAGGTTAATCGACTCGGTGTTAACATTGGCTCAGTGCTATTACCTGCTGTTAACTGGGTTGCTGGTTCGCTAGGTACTGTAGTTGATGGCATAGCAACGGTAGCGCATACGTTCCCAGTCGCTACAAAAGTGGCGGTTGGCCTAGCCGTTGGTTTAACCACCATAAAAGTAACCTCTATTGCAGCGGGTTATGCATCTACATTTTTAGCTGGCGGTTGGATTAAAGCAGGTATTGCAGTTAAAACACTCAGTGCCATGGTGACTATGGGACGGTTTAATCTCGCCTCATTTAATACCACCGCTGCCGCGACGGCGGCAACAACCAACGCATTGGGCGCAGGCTCAGGAGTATTAGCATTTGCCAGTAAGTTAGGGGCACTAAAAGCGGGGTTAATTACATTTGCAACTGTCACACTGCCAGCAGTTGCAGTGGGCATTAAAGCCATGGGAACCGCGCTACTAACAACGCCAATTGGCTGGGCTGTGATGGCGATAGCGGCTGGTGCGGTACTCGTTTACAAGTACTGGCAGCCCATAAAGGCGTTTATGGGTGGCCTATGGGATGGGTTTGTAAGTGCGATAAAGCCGCTAACAAGCAGCTTGACCCCAGTTGGTAAGCTACTTGGCTGGATTGGCGATGGTCTCGGCACTGTGTTTAATTGGGTGTCGAATTTGTTCACCCCTGTGAATATGGTAAGCGATGAACTGGCGGGATTTGCAAGTGCTGGGCAAACGGTTGGTGCTGTTTTTGGTGGGTTAGTGAATATAGTCACCACACCATTTAGAGCCGCGTTATGGTTCATAGATAAAACCCTCTCAGCATTTGGCAAATTGGGCGATGCAATCAACAGTGTTGGCGGTTGGTTGGGTTTTGGCGATGATGAAGAGCAAAAGCCTGGTACAAGCCTAATTAAACCCATTGCACTGGCTAGCACGATGGCTGTTACGCCAGCCATGGCAAGTGATTTACCAGCAAGCAGCACAAGCACAAATCAACCGATTGTGCAGCAAGTTCAGTTTGCAAACCCCGCTGCGCCTAGTTCGCTCACTCAGCAAGTCAGCCAACAACTAGCGCCTGTTGCACAGCCGACGTTGCCAAGTGTTGAGAGTTCCGCACTCTATAAAGGACGGGTTGAGGTTGGCGAAGTGCCAACAATCAAGCCAAACGCGCTAACACAACCCGTTGTACAGCAATTGCAGCCTGTAAAATCCGATGCACCTGGTTTACTCACTCAACAAGTCAAACAACAACTAGCGCCTGTTGCACAGCCGACGTTGCCAAGCGTTGAGGGTTCCGCACTCTTTAAAGGACGGGTTGAGGTTGGCGAAGTGCCAACAATCAAGCCAAACGCGCTAACGCAGCCCATTGTACAGCAATTGCAGCCTGTAAAATCCGATGCACCTGGTTTACTCACTCAACACGTCAAACAACAACTAGCGCCTGTTGCACAGCCAACGTTGCCAAGCGTTGAGGGTTCCGCACTTTATAAAGGAAGCGTTGAAGTTGGCGAAGTGCCAACAATCAAGCCAAACGCGCTAACACAGCCAGTTGTGCAGCAATTGCAGCCTGTAAAATCCGCTGCGCCTAGTTCGCTCACTCAGCAAGTCAAACAACAACTAGAACCTGTAACGTCATCGACTCTGCCAAATTTAGAGAACACAACGCGATACAAAGAAAAGACAGAGCGAACACCGACCCCGTATTTAGAAAGGCTCAATCAAGCAAGTAAAGTTGATGAACGTAAAGAACCTGGCCGCTCGGGTCTGCATAAAACTGTTGAACACAATGAAAACCACACTTGGTATGTGACCATTAATCAGCAACCAGGTGAGAACGAAAAAGCACTGGTTGATCGCATCATGCGCGAAATAGACAAACGAAAAGCACAAAATCAACGAGGGAAGTTATATGACGAGTGATGTAATGATTGCGTTGGGTGATTACCGATTTTCAGTCCATAGCGCCGCATACTCTGAGTTTAGACGAGTCAGTGAGTATCGCTGGCGTTCACAAGAGCGATTGAGCCGAACACCTGCAATGCAATACATTGGGCCTGGCTACGACGAAGTAACAATGACGGGCACAATTTACCCCCATTTTAACGGTGGGTTATTTCAGGTAGAAGCAATGCGAGCAGAAGCGGTAAAAGGTAAACCTCTTTTGCTGGTAGATGGGCTGGGCTACGTGCGCGGCAACTATGTGATCACTAGAATAGAAGAAACGCAAACAGATATACGTGTGGCTGGGGTGGCAGAAAAAATAGAGTTCAATATCACGCTAAAATACTATGGTGATGACAATGCTATATAGAACGAAAGATACTGAACGGTTAGATGCAATCTGTTTCGAGCACTACGGTCATTTAAACGGCACTGTTGAAGCTGTTTATAACGCAAATCCAACATTAGCGAATCAACCTGCTAAATTACCCGCAGGTACAGTCATTGAACTGCCAGAAGTACAAACACAAGCACAACAAAAAACCATTAAGTTGTGGGATTAACAATGCGACCAACATTTCAAATAATCGCGGATAGCGTAGACATCACGAGCAAAGTTGCCGACAGGTTGTTGTCTCTGAGCATAACCGACGAGGCTGGTTTAGACTCGGACACGTTAACGATTGTATTAGATGACAGAGACAATCAATTTGAGCTACCGACTCAAGGGGCTGAGCTGGCTGTTTTGATAGGCATTGATGAGCAAATAGCTGATAAAGGACTGTATACGGTAGATGAGTTAACTATCTCTAGCAGCCCCGACACTATTGAAATACGTGCTAAAGCGGCAGACATGCGCACGTCACTCAAGGAACGACGAACAGGCAGTTGGGATAATGAGACATTAGGCAGCATATTAGAAGCTGTTGCAGGTAGAAACGGATTAACACCCGCTATTGCACCAACGCTAGCTAGTCTGCCAATTACGCATTTAGATCAGACAAACGAGCACGATTTACACCTGGTCACTCGGTTAGCCAAAGAGTACGACGCTGTAGGTAAAGTTGCCACCTCACATCTATTGTTTACCACCAAAGGCGACTCAAAGAGTGCAAGTGGTAAACAATTGCCCTCAGTAGTGGTAAAAAAAGACGAAATAAGCAATATACAGGTGGTAATGGCGGACAGAGGAAAGTACCAAAGCACCCAAGCGTTTTGGCATGACCATAGCACTGGTGAACAAGTGGCAGTCAACGTGGGCAATGATGAGCCTGTATTCAAACTAAAGCACACGTATGATGACGAAGGAAGCGCAACACGGGCAGCTAAAGCCAAACTCTCAGCATTAAAAAGAGGCACCTCTACTGGCTCGCTCTCGATGCCATGTACAAGCGATAACCTCAATGTGTTGGCTGAAAGTAAGTTAATACTGAAAGGGTTCAGGGAAGGTATTGAGGGTGAATGGGTGGTGACTCGAACCCAATATGAACTATCAGACTCAGGTCTAACCCTGTCGATTGAGTTTGAAACACCCAATAAATAGCTTTGAAATATTCAAAAGCCCTTTCAACTATTCAAAAATGCAAAATTCGCAGTTTTCGCGCAATTCGCGCTAAGTTTTCGCGCGCGGCATCATAATTAGGT